AGATCGGCTGCTTTAAATCCACCAACGGCACTAGATAAATCTTCTAAATATGTTTTACCAGCAGCTTCTATAAACTCTGGTGGTAGTATTCTCGATTGTGATACTTCAGCCATTAAACTCTTCCTCCATTTTCTAATTTTTTCATCATATCATACATACGTTGAGCACCAACATTGACATCACCGTCGCCCATTCCTCTTACAGCATCTGCTGTAAATACAAATTCATTATTTGATAACATTGCAGGAATGTCATCTGCCTTTTCTTTTACACCAACTGGAGGAATAAATCCACCACTATCTCTAAGGTCTAATTCTGTTATTCCTGCTGGGTTTTGATTCAAAGGTAAACCACCAATTCCTGATGCTTCCATAGCATTTTGTTCTGGATTACCAAAAGCAAAACCTATTCTGCCTCCTGTTGCAGCATCCATTCTATATTGTTTAAATCCTTCAGTATCAAAAGGATCTTTTTTAGGTTGTGGAATACCTTTTTCTTTTTTTAAATCTAATATACCAAGTTCTTCTTGTCCTGGTAAAATACCTAGTCCTATATCTTTTTCTAATGATTTTCTGTGTCTATCTATATAAGCTTTTTGTTCTGCTTCAGATAAACTTTGAAAATATTTTGTATTTTCTTGTTTTATCTTTTCATAAAGATTTCTGTATCTAGAACTATCCCCACCTGCTTTTTCAAAACTGTTTAAACGGTCTTCAATTAAACCAATGCTAAATGGATTTAATAAAAATGGTTTTTCTACATATTGTTCTAATTCTAAATTATCTAAGTTTTGTTTAAAATATTCTTTTGTTCCATATTCTGGTTTAGAATCTGATGATACAGGTACAACTTTATTTTCTTTAAACTGTTGATATTTTAAAAATTCTTCTTCAGGTATTTGTGGTGTTTTGCCACCAGGCATAGGTCCTGTTGTTTCTTTACCTGTTACATTTGTAGTTTGTTCGTCAAAATAAGTTCCATCTTCAAAACCTATTCTACCACCATTTGCAAAGTTTTCATATTCTTCTATTTTTTTAGTAATACCCTCACCTGTTTTGCCAAAAAATGGCATTAACATCTTATTGTATTTTTCTTTTGTAATCTGTTTATTTTTAAGAGCTTTATCTAAATATTCTTTAAGCATGTATGTCGTGCTTTTAGGAGAAATACCACCTTTTATTTCATTTAAAAATTGTAAATTTTCTTTTAAAGTTTTTTGAGGTTTTAAAAAATCTGGAACAGGTCTTCCTTTACCTGCATCTCCATAAGCAGAAGTTGTAGTGTCTACAAAATTACCACTTTTACCATCTGAAAATCCCATTCTACCACCATCTGATTTTAAATTTCTTTGTACAAAGTTAGATACTTGAGCTTCGTATTCTTCAGAATTAGTATCTGCTGTCGGTGGATTTAAATTTCTATAATACTGGTCTAGGTATCCTTTTAATGCTTCAGGGTTTTGTTTAATCTCTTCTATTTGTTCATCAGATATACCTTGAGCTGACATAAAACCTGTAAGACCTGCAGCTGTTGCAGCTAGACCCATTCCTCCTCCAGGAAAGTTTTTAGTAATTCCTTTTAATATTCCGTCTGATCCTCCAATTCCTAATGCTGTAGGTAAATTAGCTAAATTTGCAAAACGAGATAAACCTTGTCCACCTGCAAATATACCTTGCCCACCTAAAAATTTAGCACCACCTAAACCATATAGTGCACCCGCAGTAAGAGCTAGTTTTCCTACATCAGATCCTGCTATTTTTTTAACAGCACCGGTAACACCTTTAACAGCTTTCTTTACAAAGCTACCTAGTCCGTACATTTGTCTTGGTTGTTGCATTCTTGATATTGGCATTATTCTGATGCTGCTCCTAACGGTGGCATTGCTGCTACCTTAATTTTTAATGATCTTGTTATATGTTCTTTTTGAGTAGCAGTTGATGGATTTTTAATATCATCTTCTGCTTCTTTATCTGAATTGTACTCTTGATTTGTAACAGTGTTTCTTAATACTACTTCAGTTTCGCATTTAACTACAGGTACTTTTTTACCATTTATTATTGTGTAGTTTACTTCTGCTTCTTCTTTAAACGCCATAAGACTCCTTATTCTCGGTTGATTTCGAGTATAGATACTATACCACTTATACCAGATGTTACAGAAGATTCAATCTTTAGTACATCATTTTCTTCAAGAACTACAGGCCCTTTTGCAACATTGCAAATGGTTGGACCAGTAATATCTGCATATGCAATTTGATAATCTGTAGTAGCCGATGAGTCTGTAACAGATACTTTTGCTACTTTGGACCCAGATTCATTAGTTAATTGTATGTTTTGAACAATAGCTCTAGCGTTTGAAGGCACTGTATAAACAGTTTCAGCTGCTGTAGTTGTTGGATCAAAGAATGCGTTTTTATAAATATTAGCCATTTGTAGTATCGTACCATTTTATTGAACCAATAACACCATCGTTATTGGATGCACCTTTAGCACATAAAGTTAGTGTGTCAGATACACCTGCTATTGTTTGTCCAAGTTGATATTCAAAATTAAAACCATCTCCAAAGTTTTCAATAGAAACTCCTTTACCAGATAAATAAGTTCTATTTATAATTGTTCCACCTGTAATAGTTTTAGTACCATTTAAATCATACTCTACATCATCAGAATAACTTGTGTATGAAAACGCTGTTGAAGGAGTTGCGTTTTGTCTTAACTGTATTTCAAAATCAGAGTTAGATACAGCAGAAGCTATAAAACCTTGAGGAATAATAAGTGCGTAAGGTCTTCCTGATTTAATTCTAATAGTTCCTAAATTATAAAACGTACCCGCTGTTGTTAAGGTAACTCCAGCTAATGAAGCAGTTCCAATTGATTGAATAACTCCTTGTGGAGAATAGCCACCTTCAATCATACAAGAAGAACATACTTGTTGTAATACGGCTGCACCTGAAATAGTTCCTGTCGTTTCTATTTCATATCTTATTGGTAAGTTTGCAGTTTGCATATAAACCGTATCTAAATTATTTGCATTTAAAAAAGTATGTGCTGTAATAAATTTACCATCTATTACAAAACCAACTCTAACACTTCCCATTCCCAACCATTCATAATCCGTAAATAAAATAGTTGCTTTAGTTGGATCGAGTGTATAGCCAGAAGCTCCTGTTCCATCTAACTTATCACCATTCCAAGCTGACTGTGCAATTGGATCATCAACACTTGAACCTGATGTATAACTTCTTCTTACAATTTGATAACCTGTTCCATTGTCTTCAAAAAAGATTCCATTGTTTGCATCAAAAGTTCCAACACGTTGTTCTAATCCAGATTCTTGTGCATTCATTACAAATGTATTAAATATAAATAATGATTTACCTGGTTGATAAGACATAACTCTTTTTGATTGTCTTATGACTTTATCGCCACTAGCTGTAGTTACATTTAAATTAACTGTAGATTTATTTGCGGTATATGAAACTGTTCCTGATCCTGTTAAGTCTTCATCAAAGAGATTATTCTTTGACATTACATTTGTACTATCAAAAATAGTAAATGGATTAGAAACTCTTAGTCTTCCAAATGCATCATAAGCATTTGATCCATTTCCACCACCAATAACTGTTGGTTCTACATTAACATTATTACAAGACATTAATTTCTACCCGTAAACCAAGTAAACCTTTCAGTCTCTTGTTTAAGTTCATTTAAAAATGTTGAGTTCAATTGTTCTACTACTAAAGCAATTGCTCTATTAATTTGTTTCTGGTTAGAGACATCATATTCTTCTTTTGGTTCTGGTATTCTTACTACTACTTTTGCCATTAAAAAAACCCTGCTGTATCATCAGTGGCAAAACCACCTCTTTGACTATCACTTATATCTGAATCACCTCTACGACTAGCTCCAAAATCTCCACCACCTGGTCTATCAGCTCTTACTTTATCTATCTGAGCAAAATTGTATGCATCAATTTCATCTTGAATTTTCTGTTGTTTTTCAACGTCTTGTCTATCAAAGAAACTTTTTGCTAATTGTGGATTTTTAATTAAAGCTTGATAACTTACTTTATCAAATAGACCAGGATACTTTGGTTCTTTTGGACCAAAAATATTATTTAATAAACCTGTAATTCCCGGTATATTTCTTAATCCTAAATTTTGAATATTTTTTCCCTCAAAATCTTGATACAAACCTGTATTTAAATTTTTATAACCAGTAACAATATTACCATCTATATTAAATTGTTTAGCTGTATCCATATCTAAATTACCAAAAGCTCCTCCACCCATAGGTCCATCATTTCCACCAGTATTTTGTCTTTGTAATAATAATAATTGTTCAGGTGTTAAACCTGTTGCTGCCTGAGCCTCGATTTGTTGTTCAGCTGCAACATCATCAAATGTAAAAGGTACAGATGTAATACCACCATAAATATCTGCAGTAGGTAATTGTTGATTTAAATAATTAACTACGTTTTGTGGTAACCCGTATTGTGTTGTGTATGCCATTATCTTCTACCATCCGGTTGAATATCTATTCTAAATGTACCAAATCTCCAAGACTCACTAATATCGTCATTTTCTATCTTGATATTAATAAACCTACCTCTGGCTCTTGTATCCTTTTTATCAGTAGTTGCTGTAATTGTAAAGGGGCTCAAACTCGTTGTAGTATCCGATTGTTGAGGATATCTTTTAACTGCTATTGTTACTTTTGCATTACCTTGTAGATCTTTAAAATCAGGTACAAATCTTCTAAGAGCTAAAAATACTTCTCCAGATATAGCAGGTCCAGTAGGTTGGCCTGTAGGACCTCGTTGTCTTTGTTGTAAATCAAAATCAAACGATTTTATAAATGATGTAACTGTTGTTGTACTACCATCTGGATTAACTTGATCGGTACCAACTTCATGTTCAAATAATGTAGTTTGTCCAAGTCCAGATTCTCCGACAATAACAGGAAAAGTTCCCGTAGCAGTACTATTAAATTTAGTTGCAATTGGATTAGGATATACAGTTGCATCAATCCATGTTGTTCTAGCCTCTGTTCCTGTATACCAAACACCACCTTTTACAGCTTCACCATAATTAAATATAACATATTGATCATTATAATTAGAACCTTGCGATGGATAATACCAAACAACTTCTGTATATAAATTATTTAATCCTGCATATATTTGTTGACCTTTTGTAGTATCTGCTTGATCATATACATAATCTTCAACAGAACATGGTAATGATTTAACAGTACCATCAAACATAAAAAATCCATTTGCAGACATCCAAAAAGCAACCCCGTCTATTTCAACAGCTGCATTCTTACCTATCAATCCACAGTTTGTACCTACTTGTTCAAATCCAAATGTAAAAGGTGCACCTACAAACTTCATTGTGTATAATGCGTTATCGGTCCAAACTAGAATAGTTTCTTTTGCTTTTAATGATCCAACTATTTTTGTACCATCTTGTAATCTTTGTGAACCTGCAGAATTAATTGCAGTAGGGGTGTAATCATTTATATCTTCTTGATCTGAAAATCGTATAAACATATCATCTTGAGTTGTGGTATCACCAATAATAGTTTCTGTTCCTAAATGAATTAAGTGTCTAGTTGTAGGAGATACTAACGTGACTCTAGTTGCAGTTGGATTATTTGTAGTTTGAAATCCTGATGTAGTTGTTGATGCTCTAGTTGTAAGTCTTGCAGCGTCTCCTGCATTCCATGTAAATGTTTTACCATTAGCAATTGTTGCAACTAATACTTGACCAAAGTTACTTAAACTCCAGAGGCCTGGTTCCAGACTCACGTCTGATGCTGAAGCAGCCTCACCCCAAGCACCACTGCCCCAGGTATCAATACCCCAACCATAACCATATGATTGTTCTGCAGGACCAACAGTCTCATAAGGTTTAACATCTATACTTCCACCGGTTGCAACGGTTGCTGTTGCAGCTGTACTTTGTGTAATAGTAAATTCTGTTGCAGATACAATTCCAGTTACTTGAAATAATTTATCTTCAAAATCTGCATCAACATAACCTGTACCTCCCGGTAAAGTTACATTATCTAATAATACAATATCACCTGCTGATAAATTATGATTACTTCCTGTTGTAATATTACAAACTGCTGATGTATCTGTTGTTGCAATGGTTGCAGAAGATAAAGTCGCTTTCAAAGGTGTAATGTCATACAATTGACCTTCAAAATATATAAGTAAAAATTTATCTGTACCAATTGCAATATATCTATTTCCAGATAAATCAACGAATGCAAACTCACGTCTTGCAACTCCAACGATAGTATCGGTAATCAATGATGACCAACCACCAACTTTTTCTGGTAGTCCATATCTAAATCGTACATTATCAGAATCAACCCAACGGTTTTCAGCACCGGACGTTGTATCCTGTTTATCTATTCCAGGTAAGAATTTAAAATCAATGAGAGCCATTGTTCAGCTCCTATATGTTATCTTTATAGACCCAGCCTCTTGTTGCATTAACATAAACTAATGTAAATGCTGCTGTGTTTGTAGATACTACTAAATCAGAAGCAGAACCTAAAACATTAGATCCATTTCTACCGATTGTTAAATTGTTAGATGCTAAGTTGTTACCACTATCTATAAAATGGACTTCATCACCTACTGATGGTGATGCTGGTAAATTAATTGTAACTGGAGCTCCAATTCCTCCTCCTGATGTATCTACTAAAACTTGATCACCATTGACTGTTGTATATGTTGCTCCAGGTGTAATGTATCCTTTAGTTTGTAATTTACCAGTAATATTAGTTCCATCAGAATATAAAACTGTAGTAGATCCAACTGGTAAAGTAAGTCCTGTTCCTGAAACTGTTTTAACTGTTAATGTAAATAAAGAAGAAGATCTATCCGTTGCATCTTCTACAATAAATACTCTTTCTGCAGTGTCTGGCATAGTCACCGTTCTGTTTGCAGTTAAAGTTCCAGTAAATTTGTAATATAAATTTTTACCATTTGATGTTGCATAATTAGCAAGTGATAATGCTACATCAGCTGAACCTACAGCTAAGGATAAATATCCTGATGCTGCTTGTTCTAAAATTTGTAAGTTTGTATTTGTAATAGTTCCCCATGTACCTGATTTTTCACCGGTAGTAATGAGTTCTAATTTTAAATCATTTGACGTACTTGATGCCATTTATTCTCCTATGGGTTATCTGGATCTATTGGAATCCAAATACCAGTTGCTCCTGGAATTATTGGGTTCCATGATATCACATCTATAGTGTCTGTTGCAAGCGATAATTCTTCACCTGTTACAAGAACAGTTTGACCTAATACCACTTGAACATTACCTGTTGCTAAATCAACTCTTTCACCTGTGGGTAAAACTAACGATTTACCTTCAATTACAACATTACCTACAGCAAAATTTAACTGTTGACCATTTAATAAGACTTGAACACTAATTCCACCTGGATCGGCAAATGGTGAGTTAGAAAAAGGTGTTGCTCCAAATAACATTATGATCCTCTACTTGTTTGAATTGGGACCCAAGTTTGACTTGCACCTGGTACAATACCATCCCATTGTCTAATATTAACTGTTGATGTACCTACATCAAATCCATTACCTAACGGTAATACGGTTGCAGCTGCTGTAACAGTAACTGTTCCAGTTGATAAATTTTGTCTATTGGTTGTAACGGTTACAGTAGCATTTGCTTTTGTGGTTACATTACCAACTGCAATTTCTACTGCATCTCCATTTACAGAAACATTTGCATCTGCAACAATTGTTACATCACCAGTGTCTGTATTAATTCTTGATCCAATAGGCGAGATATTTGCACCTGCAGATGTGGTAACTGTACCTGTAGATAAATCTACACCTGATCCTGTAACAGAATATATAAACTTAAATGTAACAGATCCAGTTGTAAAGTTTGTTTGTGATCCAGTAGGTAGAATATTTGCGGCTCCAGTTGTAGCAACTGTTCCTGTGTTTAAATTAACTCTATTACCTGTTACACCTACAACGTCAGCTACATTAACTACACCTGTTGTAAAATCTAATTGACTTCCAGTAACTACTGTACTTGCTCCTGCAGAAACGGTAACTAAACCTGTAGATAAAGCAGTTGCAATGCCTGATACACCAATAACATCGGCTACCTGAACATTACCAATTCCAATATTAAATCTATTCCCTGTAGGGAGTATTAATGCATCACCAACGATAGCAACAGTTCCTGTTGATTCGTTGATTCTATTTCCTGTAACAATGGCCAGTGCATTTGGGTTAAACCCTGGATCTGCAAACGGCGCTGATGCAAACGAAGTTCCGCCAAAAAACATAATATAAATCCTTATAAAGGATGCAACGGGTGGTATGTGGTGGTGTCCGTTGCACCCATCATAAGGTTATATCACTATAAAATCAAAGTATCAACTCCGTTATTTAAACTGTTTTCCAGTAACCCAAGCAACTAAAGAATTTCTTTCTCCTTTTGTTACAGGTTTTACCTCATGCAACATATAAGATGGAAATAAAACTAACGTTCCTTGTTCTTTTTTCATTTCTGTACCTTTTTCATCTTCATATAAGATTAATTCTCCACCCTCATATTCTTTAGGGTTGGTAAGTTGAATTGATAAAGATAGTTTTCTTATTATCATATTTAATGATCTATCAATATGTTTTCCATATTTATTTGATGGTGCTTTATAATTAGTAAATTGTAATCCTTCATTTAAACCATGAAGATCAAATTGGAAAAATCTATCATTAAGATTTAAAACTACATCTGTTATTCTTCTATATACCCAATCTAAATCATCAGAAGAATATAACCAACAAATTTTACTTTCTCTAACATCTGTTTTACTTCTAGTAATACCTTTGATTAAACCTTTATTTTTTGCAATTTTAATTATTTTTTCACATTCTTCTGGTGTAAAAACTTTTTCCCAAAAAGCATAACTATTAACTTTATCTAAATAAAAATTCCAAGATGGATTGTTAAATTTTTTCATATATTATTTTTTAAATTCACACCAACCTGTTATTATATATTTATCTTCATCAATAGTAGTATGACCTTTATGAGTAAATGTCCAGTCAGCACTCCAAATAACAGTTAATCCTTTTTCTGGTTTAACTTTAAGTTTTTGATAATACCATTCTGTTTCTCCACCTTGTTTAACATCATTAAGATAAGTCATAAAAACTAAATGTCTTTTAGATGAATTTAAACTACCTCTTTCACAATGCCAACCATGATAACCTTGTGATGGTTCATATTTTTGAATATTAAAAAAATTTTCTAATCCCCATGTAGATATTCTTTTATCGCAAAAATTATATTTAGATTTATATAAATTTATGATTATGTTTAATTGATCAAAATAATTTCTTAATTCTTTATATTTAGAAATATCATTTATATTTAATTGTAAATCTAAACTATCTTTAATTTTTTTGTCTATACCTCTAGCACTCTCACCTAAAATTTTATTATTTGATTGCTCAAACAAGTTTATTAATTCATCACAAACTGATAAATTCAACAAATAATATCCATCAATAAAATTGTTATTAGTATTTAATTTATATTCTCTCACACCACTCATTGTTCTAATTTTCCTTTTTGAATAAAATTTACATAACCTGTAATAATATATCTATCTTTATTTTCAGGACATATTTGACCTCTATGTGTATGAGTAAAATAAGCTGGAAATAATACTACTTTACCTATATCACTTTTAATTGTTTTGTCGTAATTAGAAAATTCAGTTCCACAATTATGATTACTTAAATAAATTTGCAAACTTAATACTCTGTATGGGTTAGAAAAACAATGTTCAGAGTGCCAACTTGAAAAACTATGTTGTGGTTTAAAATGTTTAAATCTTAAATTGTTTAATTGCCAAATAGAAGCTGTTTTATTAATATCTTGAAACGTTTTTTTATATTCATCAATAACATATTGGAGTTTATAATTATTTTTAAATGTATTTATTTCAATATCACAAAAACTATACCCAAATAACTCTTTTTCTCCTTGTTGTAAATTTTGTTGGTAGGTATTAATCATATCTTCACATTCTTTTTCTGTGAAAATATTATCTTTAATTAAAATAAAATCTGTAGATTCTTTCATACCACCTTTTAACAATACTTATAAAGTATTATTGTGATTTGTCAATTAAATCCCAAGTTTGATTTTCTTCATTCCAAGAATATATTTGATTATCTGTAGGCATTGGGATTGGTGGATCCCATAAACAAGTATTTTCATTTAATGTCCAACTATTATAAGGTTTTGGTGGAATAAAAGCATCTCTTGTTTGATCGTATTTAAAACCAAAACCAGCATAATTTTTTCTAAAAGGTGTACCACCTAACAAATGTTGTCCACCTCTAGTATTGTATGAAGTTTGTTTCCATATATCGTTTGTACCATAAAGATTATTTAAAAAATCTACACCAGCTTGTTCAGATGTAGCAATATCATTTGATACTACTTCCATTTTTTCAACCTTACTCCCAATTCCTAATTTTACAAAATGTGCCATTATCCTGTGTAACTCCCTGAACCTGTAAATTGCATTATTGTATCTGTTCCATCTGTTGTAACAGTTGGACTTCCTGTTGTTGTGCCACTATAACTTGCTGTTGGTACTCTTAAAAATACTACTCCATTTCCACCACTACCTCCAGGTATTCCACCTCCTCCACCAGCACCTAAACCATCAGTTCCATTACCACCAGGACCTGTTGCGGGAGCACCATTATCTCCAGAAGCACCATTTCCACCTCCACCAGCACCACCAGTACCACCAACATTATTTGATGCGTCAGCAGCACCCCCTCCACCTCCAGCATAAGTAACTGCTGAACCTGTTATTGAATTTGATGAACCATCTCCACCATTTCCACCACCAGCACCTGTACCATTTGCACCAGCATTAGAGGCACCTCCTCCACCACCAGCACCATAGTGAGGTGCAGAATTAGAGGCATTTCCTCCATCATTACCTTGTCCAACTGTACCAGAACCTCCTGGTTGTCCATTTCCAGCACCACCACCAGAACCTCCATCATAAGCTGGTTCTCCTGAAGTAAAACCACCACCAGAACCCCCTATGGCAGTTACAGTTGAAATTCCTGTTCCTGATAAAACACTATTTCCTCCATCTGTTCCTCTAGAATTGGTTGGGGATGTCGCACCACCAGAACCAACTGTTACTGTGTATGTTGTTCCTGGAATAAATGTAATTGCACTACCACCATAATTAGTTAAATAACCTCCAGCACCTCCTCCTCCAGAATTTGAAGCAGAACCAGCCGAACCACCTCCAGCAATAACTAAATATTCTGCTGAATAAGATTGTGGAGTTCCTAAATCTACAGGATCATCATTAGTTGGAATCCAACCTTGTGTTGCTCCAGAGTAAACTATTTTTAAATGTTGTCCAATAGTAGAAAGAGTAGGGTTAGGTGAAGTATTACCTTGATAATTTAAACTGTTTGTATTTATTGTAACATTGTTTGTATTCCATGTTCTTGCATAATCCGCAAATTCTATTGTATCTCCAACACTTGCTGATGCTGGAAGTGTAACAGTACAAGCATTTGAAGTCGTATCAATCCAATATCCATTACCAGCTACTGCTGATAAAGTTGTTCCTGTAACAATACTTGATTGCCATTGAGTACCACCTCCTACAAATTCTGCACCTGCAGCAACTTGTACAGTATCACCAGATTTACCAATAGTAATAGTATTAGCATTTTCGTTGATAATATTATTACCGTCTTGGTCCTGAATTGTATCTACTTTAATTATACTAGCCATATTATACTAAATCCCATGTTCGGTTTTGTTCGTTCCATTCATAATAATTATTATTATCAATTTGTTCTTGTGTCAATGTTGGTTCAGGAATTGGTGATTCCCATAAACAAGTTGTTTCGTTTAGTGTCCAACTATTAAAAGGTTTTGGTGGAATGAAAGCATCTCTAGCTTGGTCATAAATATAACCTATGCCAGCAAAATTTTTTCTAAAAGGTGTTCCACCTGTTTTATGTACTCCACCTCTAGTATTAAAAGAAGTTTGTTTCCAAACATCTCTTGTACCATATAGATTATTTAAAAAATCTACACCAACTTGTTCAGTTGTTGCAACATCATTAGATACTACTTCAACTTTTTCAATTATATTTCCTACTCCTAATTTTGCAAAATGTGCCATATTTTTATCCCGTATAAGTTCCACTTCCTGTAAATGTCATTATTGTATCCGAACCAGATGTTGTAACTGTTGGAGAACCTGTTGTAGTACCACTATAGCTTGCAGTTGGTACTCTTAAAATAACTACACCACTTCCACCATCAGCTGTAACAGTATTATAACCATGACCTCCACCAGCACCACCACCAGTATTTGCAGTTCCATCTGTTGGATCAGTACCTGGTTCAGAACCTCCAGTACCACCTCCTCCAGAACCACCAGAGCCTCCAGATGGTGCACCACCACCTCCTCCACCAGCTCTTGTAACTGACGAACCTGTAATTGATGAGGCAAGTCCACTACCTCCAGCACCCCCAGAGCCTCCACCACCAGGAGAACCACCAGTATTAGCACCTCCACCTCCACCAGCACCTTCTCCTGGAGATGAACCTCCATTACCACCATTTCGACCTTGATTAGCTGTTCCATCTCCCCCATAACCACCATCATCTCCTTGACCACCACCAGCTGATCCTCCAGGAGCACCATGAATATCACCTTTACCACCACCACCTCCACCACCAGCAGAAGTTATATCTGTAATATCAGAACCTGAAATTGAACTATCATTACCATTTGACCCTTTAGGAGCTGGGCTAGTTCCACCAGCACCTCCAGCACCTACTGTGATTGTATAAACTGTTCCACCATTTAAGGTTAATGAACTTTCTGAACTTGATCCTCCACCAGAGGTTTCAGAAGCATAAGAATTTCTATAACCACCTGCACCTCCACCACCACCTCTATCTCTACCTCCACCTCCACCTCCAGCGATAACTAAAAAATCTGCTGTGTATTCTTGTGGAGTTCCTAAATCTACAGGATCATCATTAGTTGGAATCCAACCATTTGTAGCTCCTGAATAAACTATTTTTAAATGTTGACCAGTTGTAGAAAGAGTAGGGTTAGGTGATGAGCTTCCTTGATAATTTAAACTATTAGGATTTATCGTAACATTATTTGTGTTCCATGTTCTTGCATAATCTACAAATTCGATTATGTCACCTACTGAAGCAGAGGCAGGTAAAGTTACAGTACAGGCATTTGAAGTTGTATTGATCCAATAACCATTTCCAGCAACAGCACTTAAAGTTGTCCCTGTAACAATAGTTGATTGCCATGTAGTTCCACCGCCTACAAATTCTGCTCCAGATGCAACACTAACTGTGTCTCCTGAAGCTCCTAATGTAACAGTAGTTCCTGATTTAGAAATAATTACATTTCCAGAACTATCTTTAATAGCTCCTGGAGTAAGATTAATACTGTCTCCAGATTCACCAAGAGTGACTGTTGTACCAGATTGCGGTGCTATTGTATCTACTTCTATTTTACTCATATTATACTAAATCCCATGTTTGGTTCTCTTCGTTCCATCTATAATAATTATTATTATCAATTTGTTCTTGTGTCAATTCTGGTCTTTCGACAGGTGGATCCCATCTACAAGTAGTTTCATTTAACACCCAACTATTAAAAGGTTTAGGTGGTATGAAAGCATCTCTATCTTCATCATAAGTCATACCTACTCCAGCAAAATTTTTTCTAATATTTCCATTATAAGAAGTTTGTTTCCAAACTGCCCAACCAGTTGATTGAGTTAAAAAATTAACTCCAATGTTTTCTTGTTCTACACCATTAGAATCATGTAAAACTTCATTTTTTACTACTTGAACTTGAAGTACTTTTCCATTTAATCCTATTTTTGCAAAATGTGCCATTACGCTGTATAACTCCCGTTTCCTGTGTATGTTACTATTGTATCTGTTCCATCTGTTGAAACTGTTGGTGAACCTGTTGTTGTTCCTGTATAATTCGCTGTTGGCATTCTTAAAATAACAATACCACTTCCTCCATCACCACCTGTTTGATCTGGTCCTGAACCAGAACCACCACCTCCTCCGCCACCTGTATTTGCAGTAGCATCAGATGCATCAACATGCGGAGTATCACATGCACCTGCTCCACCTCCTCCATCGCCTCCAGGTCTTTGTGTTCCATCTACTCTAGTTGAACCACCTCCACCACCAGCATAAAAAACTGCACTTCCTGTTATTGAATTAGATGTCCCATCTCCACCATAAGATTGACCATCGGTATTACCAGCTTCTCCAGCACCTCCACCGCCACCACCGCCTCTATTGGTTGGATTTGAACCAGCACCACCATCATTTCCTTGACTTGGAGATGTACTAGGTGTGTTTCCTGAGCCACCTGGACTTGGCATAGTAGTTCCTCCACCACCACCACCTGAACCACCATCAGTTGCATTTTGTCCTCCACCTGTACTTCCACCTCCTCCACCAGAAGATGTTATAGTAGTTAAACCTGTTCCTGAAATAGAGGAATCTGAACCTACTGCACCTGAAGCAGATGGTCCACCACTACCAGCTCCACCAGCACCAACTGTAACATTATAAGTTGTTCCTATATCAAAATCTTGTGTTGAGGTTCTATAACCTCCAGCTCCACCGCCACCGCCATCATCTTGTCCGCCACCACCACCGCCAGCGACAACTAACATTTCTACTGAATAAGATGTTAAAGTTTCATCACTAACAGCATCATCAGATGTTGGAATCCAACCATTTGTTGTACCAGAATAAACTATTCTTACTGATTGACCTGATACATCATAAATAGCATCTACTGTTCCACCTTGATACTTTAAACCATTTAAAGCTAATGTAATTGAATTAGTTCCCCAAGTTCTTGCGTAGTCTGTAAATTCAATTTCGTCACCTACTGAAGCTGAAGCAGGTAGTGTTACTGTAATAGCTGCACTTGTTGTATTGATCCAATATCCTTCTCCTGCAACTGCAGTAAATGCAGAAGTTTTAATATCGGATTGCCATGCAATACCAAATCCTGAAGCACTTCCATTATTCGTTAATGTTGCACCAGAAGGTATAATAAAATTATCACCACTATCACCTAAAGTGACATCTGTTCCTGAACGTGGACTTATTTTATTTACTTTTACTTCACTCATTAAATTACTACCAATGTTCCTGTTATAGTTTGTGTTCCAGTAATAGTTACTGGTCCTGCTAATACTCCAGAATCTAGAGTTTGATCTTCTGATAAAGTTGAAGCGTGTGTAACGACAAAAGTTGTTGCATCCATAACTGGAGAGATAGTTTTCTTCGCTGGTAATGTACAGAATACATTTTTAGTACCTGCTGAAAAATTTACTGCAGCATCACCGTTTGATGAAGATATAATTGTATCTC